TGATTTTGGTGTTGCTAGTTATTATTGTAAAATCCACGGGTACATGGGAGGGCAAGACAATTTAGTTTCTGTTTATTCAGAAGCGGGTCTTAGAATGCCTACAGGTGGAGCTTTCTCAGGAACACCGGCAGAGGGTATGATGCGTAACGATACAACTCAAGCTTCTGAAGGTTCAGCATCCACAATGCAACACTATACCGGAGACAACGTATGGAAAAACTTTGTTAATGTTGTGCCTAATCCTTTTACTTATACTCCTCCATCAGGTTTTAGCGCTCCAGGAGGAACTTTTTCCACTGTATCTGGCGATGCATCAGCTTCATTTACTCTATCAAATTCCGATTTGACAGCAAGTAACACGTCAGGAAGTTATTATGATTATCAATATGGATTAACTAATTTAACCTCAGGCAGCGGTAAATACTATTGTGAAATTACAATAGGTGGCGCTGGATTTCAAGATGCTTTTTTAGGGGTAATTCAGCATGGTCAAAACATGGGTTTTATACAATATAAAGGAGCTGTTATGAGATGCCAATCAGGTGCAAGTGGAGGTAAAGTAAATCAAGGTTACGAGTCTTTTGTAAATTACTCATCAAATCCAACATCAACTAGCGGTGATATTATTAGTATTTACTACAATCATTCAACTCGTTATGTTGGGTTTTATGTAAATGGAACAGATTATGGTAATGTACCAGTAGCTCTTGACAGTGGAATGACAGATGTTAGATTTGTGGTATTTAGGTCGAGTGCCAATGCAACAACATACGATGCAATCTTTGGATAAAAAATTAAATTATGGCAATAACAAAAATAGGAACACCGGAATTATTTGACTTTAGCGCAACAAATACAGCGCTACAATTGCCTACTGGTGATACGGCCTCAAGACCGTCAGCACCAAGCGCAGGAGAGTGGCGTTTTAACAGCGAACTAAAATACGTTGAGTATTGGGATGGCGGTTCGCCAGGTGCATGGAGACAGATAGACACTGAAGCTCCTGCAAGCCCCGATGAATTTCCTTCTCAGAACTTTAACGTAAACACATACACCGGTAATGGAGGCACTCAAACACTAGACGCTAAGTTTAATGAGGCTGCGAACTTTAATGGGAGTAGTTCTTTAATTACACTACCTTCGGGTTTGAACCCAAACAATAACTTTTCTTGGTCTTTTTGGGTCAATTTTAATAGTTTAACTAATTATGATACACCTATTGCTTTACAAGACACCCATAGAAATTATTTAGATATTTTAGCTAATGGAACTCTTCATTTTTATGATGGTGTAAGTTTAAATTCTCCTACAGGTACTGTTACTACATCAACATGGTATAACGTGGTTATAACAAAAAGTTCTTCCACAGGTAGAAAAATGTATGTAAATGGTTCAGAAGTTGCAAGTGATTCAAGCACTACTAATTCTATTGGCGGTAGCGGACAAAATATGATAGGAGCTTATAATAGCGGTAGTTCAACTGCTCTTTATCTTGACGGAAAAATTGACCAAGTAAGATTTTTTAATACAGCATTAACAGCTGCTCAAGCAGAGGATTTATATACAGATGAAACAACAACAACAGCTGCTACATTAAACTTCCCAGCGGGAGCAGGATGTATCGCTGCTTATCAGTTAGATGGTGACGCTTCAGATGTAGGCGGCACATACGGAGGAGTTACAACAGACATCGGATATACAGGATTAAAATTTACTCCTGACCTTGTATGGATAAAAATTTTAGACCAATCCTATGATAATAATTTATATGATACTGTAAGAGGAGCAGATGGAGGTAGTGGCGCAGCAGATAAAGTTTTAACTTCGAATAAAACCGCAGCTCAAGAACAAGGACTTGGTGATGTAACAATTCAAACTAATGCAGTTAAAGTTGTTGAGACTACTGGAAGTCCCTCTTCTAGTGAGGTTAATAAAGACGGCGACAATTTTGTTTCTTGGAATTTTAAAGCAGGAGGAGCGCCTACAGCTACAAATTCAGCAGGTGCAGGGAATGTGCCAACTTCAGGAAGTGTTATGATAGATGGTGTTGCCTCAACAGCAGCTTTAGCAGGAACAACAGCCGCTACAAAAATATCAGCTAACACAAAAGCAGGATTTAGTATTGTTCAATTTCCTGCTACTGCCACAAGCATACAAGTAGCACATGGCCTTACTTCTGCTCCTGATTTAATTATTTGGAAAAATTTAAGTACAGCAGATAATTGGTATGTATATCAAAAAGATTATAGTTCGCCTAATGCACAATATCTCTCTTTAAATACAGATGGAAGTGTTGTTTCTAATGCAACTAACAATTTTTCTTCTGTTACAACAACTACATTTAACAGTTTTTTTTGGGGAGGAGCAGGTAGTAACGACATTATTAGTTATTGTTTTCACAATATAGCAAACTATCAGAAGACGGGGGCCTACACAGGCACAAATGCACCTGGTAATATTATAAGCACAGAAATAACTTCAGGAGATGGAGGATTTGAACCTGCTCTTGTTATGATTAAATGTCTTACCGGTTCTAACTCAAATTGGATAATTTTTGATAACAAAAGAAATTCAGCAAACCCCCGCACAGATGTTTTAAAGTGGGATACTAGTGGGACTGAAACAACAGAAGCTGCTTTAAACGTAACTTTTACAACTAATGGATTTGTGTTGAATGGAGCAGCTGGAGCGGCGGGAACAGGACAAATAAATAGTTCAGGTGAAACATACATCTACCTAGCCATAGCCGCTGACAAAGACAGTTCAGCGCCTACAGCTGTGAATAGTTTTAAAACATCTTTATACACAGGTAATGGTGCAACGCAGAACATATACACTCCTTTTGCTCCTGATTTTACATGGTTAAAAGAACGCAGTGGAACTCAATGGCATAGTTTGTATGATAGTATAAGAGGAGTTGGAAATAGAATTGTGAGTAATTCTTCTAATGCACAAAACAACGACCCCAACAGATTAACCTCTTTCAATCCTAATGGATTTTCAATAGGTACAGATGGAGATACTAATACTCTTAATGATACTTACGTTTCTTGGAACTGGAAAGCAGGAGGGTTGCCTACTATAAATAGTGATGGAACTAACATAACAAGTATAGTTAGTGCAAATCAAGCTGCTGGGTTTAGTATTGTTAAATACACAGGAATTGGAAGCACAGCAAGTGTAGGTCACGGATTAGGTGTAGCGCCAACATTAATTTTAGCAAAATGTTTAGACATAACATCTGCTTGGGTTGTATACTCTGTAGCCACAGGTGTAGATAAATTTATAGAATTAAATGATAATACGGCTGCCACTACAGCCTCTGGATATTGGGGCACTTCAGCGCCTACAGCTTCTGTTTTTGAAGTAAATAATGGTAATTCAAACAATAATAGTACAGGTAATAGTATAATAGCTTATTGTTTTGCTAATTCAACTGGATATCAGCAAGCTGGGACTTATAGCGGTTCAAGTTCTTCTGTAACAATAAACTTTGATGGAGCAGGTTTTAATCCATCTTTTGTTATGATTAGAAGAACAAACGCAACAGGTCAACAAAAAGATTGGACTATTTTTGACCAATCTCTTAGCGGAAGTACTACTATGAATGATTATTTAGTTCCTAATAGTGACGCTGCAGAGTTTACAAATTCAGGGTCAGAGGTTATAACTGCTACATCAACTGGATTTACAATTGCAGGAGGAGTTTGGGATGGCTTAAATGCTAGCGGAGGAGAATACCTATATTTAGCAGTCAAATAATAAAATAAAATCAAATACTATGAATACAACTATTTTAATATTAATCGGATTAGTAGTTTTACTGATCGTAATAAACATAGCCGCTATATGGCTTACAAAGAAAGGTCTTACCAAAGACGAGAACAACAATATGATTCCAGACATCTTAGAAGAAAAGTTTTCTCAGATGAAGGCAGATGTATCTAAACGTGTTGATCGTGTCGGAGAAGAGCTTAAAGACGTTACTAAGGCTATTAAAGAAGTGGGTAACCAAATCGGAGATGTGCCTAGTGCAATGAAAGGTCAGAATAGATCTGGAAAAAAATCAAAGAAGAAATGAATTACGTGCAAGATACCACAGCGGGAGAGATAACAGTAAACTACATTTATGTTGAACCAAAAAAAAATAAGTGTGACTGACCTTAAAATCTACGCTTTAACAGTAGGCGCTTTAGCTACATCAATGACAAACATTGACGTGGTGCTTAAAATTATAGCTACTGCTGTAGCCATAGGATATACCTTGCACAAATGGTATATAATGTATGGAAAGAATAAGTGAGCACGTATCGTACAAAGAAGGAGTTCGCTCTAATACTGCTACAAGATTAAATCTTGATAATACGCCTAGCTCGTATGAGCTTTCCAACATGGGCATTCTTACCGATAACATATTTGAACCTTTGCGTAAATGGGTAGGCGGCCCAATAAAGATAAACTCTTTCTTCAGATGTGAAAATTTAAATAAGGCCATTGGTGGAAGTTCTCGGTCGCAACATTGTGAGGGACGTGCGATTGACCTAGATGATACCTTCGGACACAAGACAAATGCTGAGATGTTTCAGTATATTAAAGAAAATCTTAACTACGATCAGATTATATGGGAGTTTGGTGACGACAATAACCCTGACTGGGTACATGTAAGTTATGTCTCTGATAGTGAGAACAGAACTAGAGCCTTAAAGGCGGTAAAAGAAAATGGTAAAACAGCTTATAAAGTGATATGAGTAAAACTAAAAAACCTTTTAAAGAAACAGGCGTTGGCAAATTCCTAATAAACAAAGCCCCGTCTATACTAGGGATGGTAGGCGATGCATTCTTACCCGGTAATGTTATATCAGAACTAATAAGCGGTAACAAGGAACTCTCTGAGGGAGACAAGGCGATAGCACTTGAAAAGCTTAGAGTAGAGCGTGCAGAAATAGATGGTGTAACTAGGCGTTGGGTCTCAGACTCCCAGAGCCAAAGCTGGCTAGCTAGAAATGTTCGTCCATTAACATTAGTAACTTTAGTTGGAGCATATGTAGGCGGATGGTATATGGGACTAGAGACTTCAGACACCGCTTCGCTTTTGACATGGGTCCTCTGCGGATACTTCGGAGCGAGAACGGCAGATAAGATAGGAGTAAAATTTCCAGGCAAAAAAAGCTAAACAAATAGCAGCTTAAAATATTTGTATCTTTATATTCAAATTAAATCAAATCAAATGGATATAAGGAAAATTTCTGTAGGACCAGATTACAAGTCTGGAGCGATGCACTACTTGGTGGGTCAAGAGATTTTAAACGGCAAGTATTTCATACACCTCATACAGCAAGACACAGACAAGCAGTCCATTAAGATATGGATACAGCGTGAAGATGAGATTCTGTTATGGAAAGAGTTTGGATCTTATGTTCCTGTATCTATTGAATATAATATAAACTTTTAATGAGGTCGCCATTTTATTTTATAGTAAAACCTTTAGAAGGTAAACGCTATAACAACACAAAAAATATTGGAGGTCTAGATCTTATTACAAGCTCTTCAGAGGAAGACCATAAATATTCAAACAGAAAAGGTGTAGTTCAAGAGTTGCCTTTAAAATATGAAGGACCAATAAAGATTGGCGATACTCTTCTAGTACATCACAATGTATTTAAGTTTTATAATGACATGAAGGGGAGACAACAAAGCGGCAAGAGTTATTTTAAAGATGATTTGTTTTTTATTGACAACGATCAGTTCTATATGTACAATCATAAGAACCAGTGGTATAGTCATGACCGATATTGTTTTGTAAAACCAATTGACAAAAAGGATTCATTTATGTTTAAACGAGGCAATGAAGAACCTCTGATGGGCGAGATGGTTTATCCAAACAGTTATTTACAAGAGCAAGGGGTAGGTCAAGGTAGTCAAGTAAGCTTTCAGCCAGATAGTGAGTATGAGTTTGAGGTTGATGGAGAGAAGTTGTATCGTATGTTTGATCATCAAATAACTTTAAAGCTATGAATTATATAATGATAGATGATTTCTTAGATGATCCTAATAAATACGTTATTGAGATACTTAAAGGAAAGTTTGAGGATATAGCCGATGGTGAAACTTTGTTCAAAGGCATACAGCCTCGACCAATTGATGAAGCCCAATATAAAATTGAAGAGGCTTACCCAGACTATAATGTTTCTTTTAATTTTATAAGGCAATCACCACTTAATCAAAAAGAACCAAATTTTATCCATACCGATGAAATGATGGGAGATAAAACTGTATTGCTATATCTAAACAAGTGGCAGCCAATCGAAGACGGAACTACTCTTTATAAATTTAATAAAGTAGCTGACGATTATTTGCCTATGTGTACTTTTTATGCCCAATACAATAGATTAGTTATATTCGATTCTTCTATACCTCACTCTAGAAATATATACGAGAACTTTGGCGAAGGAGAATATTCAAGATTGGTTCAGGTAATGTTTTTAAAAGAAAAAAAATGAGCTCAGAATTATTAAAGGTACAGATTATACAAGCAGGGCGAAAGGCTGTAGAGCAGCTTATAAAGGTAGCCAAAGAAGATATAATAAAGCATGATCCCGAAGATGAGCTAGCGGCAGATAGATTAAAAAATGCAGCAGCCACAAAAAAACTTGCAATATTCGATGCTTTTGATATATTAAATAAAATAGATGCTGAACAAGAGAACATTAACATAAGCAAAAAAAATGGAGACAAAATCCAATCCAAGCAAGGATTCGCAGAGCGAAGATCAAAATAGACTATTTTACATTGTTAAGGATCTTATTCCAAAGGGAGCTCTAAGCAAAAAAAATAAATCAAAGTCGTGGATTTATGGTTATAACGAAAAGTATGATATGGTCGTTATATCAAAGACGGGACAGATAGGTGATGTCGTCAACATTAATGGTCTTACAATAGCTCTTCCATTAGCACCAAAACAAATAGAAAAAAACTCAGAGGTAGTTAATAAGCAGTATTGGGTAAGAAAAGAATTGCCTAAACCCTTAAGTCGTATTCAATCTATTTTTCAATGGAATGAAATGGTAGGCATATTCAAAGATAAATGGGTTGATTATATAGAACAAGAGTTTGACCGTCGCGATGAGGGCTATTGGTTTTATAACAATGGAAAAAAAACCTACATAACAGGATCGCACTACATGTACTTGCAGTGGACTAGTATTGATATAGGTTATCCAGATTTTAGAGAAGCCAATAGAATATTTTTTATTTTTTGGGAAGCTTGTAAGGCAGACAGTAGATGTTTTGGATTATCCTATCTAAAAATACGTAGGTCAGGATTTTCATTTATGGGATCATCAGAGTGTGTCAATACAGGAACATTGGTAAAAGATTCTAGGGTTGGAATACTTTCTAAGACAGGAGCTGATGCTAAGAAAATGTTTACAGACAAGGTGGTGCCAATAGCTAATCGATTACCATTCTTTTTTAAACCTATCCAAGACGGTATGGATAAGCCAAAGACTGAGCTTGCTTTTCGTATACCTGCATCTAAGATTACTAAAAAGAATATGTATGACACTGTAGATGATGAACTCTATGGTTTAGATACCACAATTGACTGGAAGAATACAGACGAAAACTCCTATGATGGTGAAAAGTTATTACTGCTCGTACACGATGAAAGCGGTAAGTGGATTAAGCCAAATAATATTCTCAACAACTGGAGGGTCACAAAAACGTGTTTGAGATTAGGTAGCAAGATTATAGGTAAGTGCATGATGGGATCTACATCAAACGCCTTGAGCAAAGGAGGGGATAATTATAAAAAGCTATATGAAGATTCAAACATAGAAACTAGGAATGATAATGGTCAAACCAAAAGTGGTATGTATTCTTTGTTTATCCCTATGGAGTGGAACATGGAGGGTTTTATAGATAGGTTTGGCATGCCGGTATTCTACAAGCCCGAAACAAAAATACTAGGGGTTGATAATGAAATGATAAGCAACGGCGCCATTGACTATTGGAAAGCTGAGGTTAACTCACTCAGTAAAGATGCTGATGCCTTAAATGAATTTTACAGACAGTTCCCTCGCACTGAATCACATGCATTTAGAGATGAGAGCAAAACGTCGTTATTTAATCTAACAAAAATATATCAGCAAATTGATTACAATGACTCTTTAATTATAGAGCAACATGTCACACGAGGAAAGTTTTATTGGCAAGATGGGATATTAGATTCTAAAGTAATTTTTTCTCCAGATCCAAAAGGTAGGTTTAGGGTATCATGGATGCCAAACAAGGATATCACTAATAAAAAATATAAAAAGTTCAGTCATTATTTTCCTCTAAATGAGCACATTGGAGCATTTGGATGTGACTCATATGACATATCTGGTACAGTAAAAGGTCGAGGATCAAATGGTGCTTTACATGGGTTGACCAAATACAGCATGGAAGAGGCACCAAGTAATGAGTTTTTTTTAGAGTACGTAGCTAGACCACAAACAGCTGAGATATTTTTTGAGGAAGTTCTTATGGCTTGTGTTTTTTATAGTATGCCTATTCTAATTGAGAACAATAAACCAAGGCTTTTGTATCATTTTAAAAACAGAGGATACAGGGGTTTCTGCATGAACAGACCTGATAAACATTTCACAAAACTTTCTAAAACAGAAAAAGAGCTAGGCGGTATACCTAATACCTCAGAAGATGTAAAGCAATCACACGCATCAGCAATAGAATCTTATATTGAAAAACATGTAGGATTGGATTTGTCTGGAGCATATAGAGATCCATCTGATATGGGGAGCATGAATTTTACAAGGACCTTGGATGAGTGGGCACGATTTGATATTAATAATAGAACTAAGTTCGATGCTAGTATCAGCTCGGGTTTAGCAATTATGGCCAACCAAAAAAACCTATATTTACCTGAACAAAAACAAAACAAAATAAACCTTAACTTTGCAAGGTATACTAATAATGGAATTTATAGTGAATTAATCAAATAGATGGAAGACGTAAAAATTAATATTTCATCTGTAGGTTTTCCAAGTCAGTTTGTATCAGACTCAGAAAAAGCAACCAAGGAATTTGGTTTACAGATAGGACAAGCGATACAATACGAATGGTTTAGGA